AAGTCACCAAGCCCTCTCAAAACTGCGCCGAGGTTTGCCCGCGCGAGTCATGGCTGGCGAAGGCATGCAAATTGCAGTAATGCCACATCAGTTCAATTTGATGTCTCGTGCGTTCATCAAGAACAAAGGAATCAACTTGTCACTATCCTCCCCTGAGGTTGAGGCGAATGCGGTCGAAGGTGAAGGCATCTTTGGAAAGAAGGCGGACAAATTCTTTGAGAAGAAAGGTATCAAAAAGATTATTTACAAGACGGGCGCGGCGTTGAAGCCTCTAGCAATGGAAGCGATTGACACCGCCGCGCAGATGGCCGAGGCGTATGGAGTTCCCCCAGCCCTAGTTAACATGGCAAAGAAAGAGACGACCGGATATATAAACGACCCAGATTCGTACCAGACGAAGAAAGGTCAGAACGCACTTCTCAAACGGGTTGGCAAGACTGCGATGGAAGTTGGGTCTCCGTACATGGAGGATATGGGCATTGATGTCCAGCAGGTGAAGGATGCGGCGAAACTAGCGCGTGACATGAAGAAGGGTACAAACTCAAGTGGTCCACCGGTAACACGAGCGTCAATTAGAAATGATTCGGAGGAAGCCTTCTTGTCTACTTTACAAGCATATATGGATAAACGTGCGTCCTCTGCGCCCGCTAAAATTCAGTCCACAAGTCCGTATGACCTCATGGACCGAGATGGCATCATTGGCAATGGAATAATTCAAAAAATGCGTAAACAACAACGCCAACGAAATGTGGCGGTTGCTCGACAAATGGATGGTGGAAGCATGATTGGCGAGTTGCGCAGAGACCTACGTGAGCGACATGGTGACAATGTGGCGGTTGCTCGACAAATGGATGGTGGAAGCATGATTGGTGAGTTGCGCAGAGACCTACGTGAGCGACACGATGACAAAATGTCGGAGATGCAAGGCGTTGGGCTCTACGCCGGGTCTGCTGGGCGTGGACTGGGTATGGGTATCTATGCGGGCGGGTCCCTTACTTCGTCTTTGCGAGACATGGGTAAACGATATGTGAACCAATCTCGCTCGATGGTTGGTATGGGTCATCCAGCACTTGAGTCCCAACACGACGACGCTAACTTTCTATCACGAAATCAGATGCCTCCGGCTTGGCAGAGACCTCGTTAGAGGGACCAGTGTCGCCCATTCATTGGGGCGGATGATGTTCCTCGAGTTGGATATCGATTGGTTAATTAATTATCATCTATCGAATTAAACATTATCTGAAAGTTAAGCCTTATCTTTAGATAAACCTTAATAAAACACGATTTGAATTAGTTAAAAATTTTTAACTAATCGTATATATAATTAATCTTCATTATTCAATAGATAAGGCTTAACTTTTGGATAATCTATATTAAAAAAGCATATACTTAATTAACTCGCCAACATTTTACTCTAGTTTTCATAAATTATTTAGATTATTTACTCTAATTTATAATCCAACTCGAGGAACACTAGCCGTTCCAATGAATGGGCGACACTGGTCCCTATTGTTTTCTTCCTTTGATTCAATTATATTTCATTTATTAATTGTTAAATATATAATCTCATTGAATTATATATATGCCCCTTAAGCAATTCATCAAAAAACAACGGCCCACTCTTTCCGACGGCTCTGTGAATACATATGCGAGTATTCTGAAGTCATTGTACAAGAAGGTCTTTGGTGATGGAGAAATCGATTTCGAGAAGTTTGATGACTCTAGCAAAATTCTCGAGCATCTGAAAGACCTTGAAGCCAATAAGCGTAAAACGGTCCTATCTGCTTTGGTCGTTATATGTAAGGATGCTTCGCCCTATCGTTCTCAAATGCTTTCCGATATTAAGACCACTAGTGATATTACCGCCAAGCAAGAAAAGACACCCGACCAAGAAGAGTCTTGGATTGCTCAAGACGATGTGCGTGCCAAGTTCGCTGACTTGGGCGCAGATGTCTCTCTCACCTATAAGAAGAAATCTCTCACCACATCCGACCTCCAGCGGATTCAAGATTTCATCATTGTCTCTCTTTTCCATTTAATTCCGCCTCGCCGCGCACTCGATTATACCGAATTCAAGATTCGTAACGTCGATAAAGAAAAAGACAACTGGTGGGATGAACGGGTTGACGAACTCGTCTTCTCAAAGTACAAGACCGCCAAGTTCTACGGTGAACAGAGACTGCCTATCGGTAAGGACCTGAAAGCCATCTTGAAAAAGTGGCTCAAAGTTAACCCTAGCGACTATCTTCTAGTCGACGTCAATGGCGGTAAACTGTCCACCGTCAAGTTGAACCAGCGTCTCAACCGCATCTTTGGTGCTGACAAGGGCAAGGGCGTGAACGCATTGCGTCATTCCTTTCTTTCTGATAAGTTTCAAGACAGTATTAAACTAAAGGAAGAAATGGCCAAGACTATGACTGAGATGGGGTCGTCTATTTTACAGGCACCAATTTATATCCAGAAGGACAAGGCGTAAATCACTTTCCATCTCACCATCCATCTTCTTCCTTTGAAATAAATAATTAAGCAACATTTAATTATCTATCACTATATCACTATACACATGTTGACGAACTTTCAACTACTTGACATCGCCAGTGCTATGAAATTTCCACTTGAGAAGGTGTGCTTTAAGAATGAACTGTACAAGGAACCGCTTAAGTATAATGTAGCGTATATTATAAACAGTCAAAACAGCCATGATGAAGAAGGAGAAGAATTGGATGGCGCTCATTGGATTGCACTATATGTTGAGAAGACAAAAGATGGCAAGGTGCATCCACAATTCTTTGACTCGTATGGAATCGCTCCTGCTAAAGAAATTACCGACTTTGTTGGAAGGTATCTTCCCTATTCTACCAAAGATATCCAGTCGATTATGGACAGCGTATGTGGCTTCTATTGCCTCGCATTCTGTTTCTTTGTGTCTAAGAGTAAGTTCCGCACCGGGCACATCTACCAAGATACCGAAACGTTTCTCGAACTGTTTAATGACCTTAATGTGAGCCATGACTTCAAACAGAATGAATGGGTTTTACAACAATTTTTCGATACCAATGTTAAAAAATAGGTGACCATTATGCTCACAAAATTATTACACTTTTTGTACTAATTTTGAATTATTTGATTGTCATAGGGGGACGCCTAGCGTTTCACTTTATCGCAAATTGCTCACGTATTATTTCACGGGGGATGGGGGGGGTACCCCTTTAATAATCTGGGGGTGGGGGGGGTACCCCCTTTTATTTGTTAACGGGAGATGGATTTGAACCACCGACCTTCGGATTATGGGTCCGACACGCTTCCTCTGCGCCATCCCGTTTACACACTTGATTGATTGATTTTGTCTTTAAGTCGTTTTGGAATTTGATGATGAGCCCTTATTTTTAGTTTCAATTTTTATTTAAACTCTGGACCCTGAGAGCACATCGACCGATATGCTTTGAGAGTATGTTAAAAACACGTACAAGTCGATAGCCTTGCCACTCATGTTCTGTCCCTGGATGCTCACAGACTTGGGCACAGATGCCTCCACTTCTAAGCACCTAGACACGTTGACGAAGTAATAGTTGTAAGCAGTTTCGAAATCCAATTGACCAATGAGTGAAGACGTGAGACCATCCGTCTGGTCCCCATTGATAGAATTGCATCCGGATAACTGCTCGATAAACTGTGAGTACGCATAGCGTTGAGTGTTGTAGAGGGCATTCTGCCCAGACACGACGACCTGAAACTGAGACAAGAGGCAGAGCGGACTGGTCACACCGGTTCCCGCACCATCGAAAGGCGAGGTCAAAGGATTCAAACCTCCATTATCAGTTGTAGTGAAGTAAGGAAGCACAAGCACTTTGGTAATGTTGGCAAGACCGTTGGTAATCAAGTTGTTGAAAAGACCCGCAGACGCAACGTTCAACACCTGGTACTGATAGATATCCTCGTACACGATTTTCTTGATGGGGGACGCAATGTAAGCCCGCTCGTATGAAGGGGCAAACACGTACGAAGGAATGTTGAGAGTTATGGCACGACCCATCGGGGAGTTCGTCACTCCAGTAACAGCAGTCTGAGTTGTAAGGACAGATGCGCCAACAGCAAGAGATAGAGTATATGCTCCTGCGACTAGAATAGCCGAGCCATTAGCGACAGCCGTGGGAGCGAGTTGAAGGGGTGACACTCCACCTGAACCAACTTGAACAGTTACACCTGATATAATTCCATTAGCACCAGCCGCAGTAAAAGACACTACTGAGTTGTTCAACTGCATCGTAATTTTGAGAAAAACACCCTTAAGCAAAGGCATCTTCTCAAACATGTGGTGGAGATGACGCAACTTGACTATGCCATTAACGGCCCACTGAATTGCTCCTCTGGCGGCGGCACCATCGTCCACTTTGGTAAAAATATGTGACTTGTAAATCTGTGCTACGTTAGAAGCGGACAATAGACTCGACCATGAAGCACCAACCAAGTTATTTGTCAACCCCGCTGGGTCATAGTTAATGTATTGCTGTCTCTTAACCATGCCAGAGTTACCAGTGGCGTACGAGTTATGTTGTCCTGTCACAAGAGGGAAAGCCAATGCATTATTAGTAAAACAAGTGCCTGCACCAAAACTAGTGTTACCTGCATTAAAAATGACGGACAAAGCATCGTCCGGGAAAAAACCAATGGTGGACCCTTGCGTCTGGACGTCCACGCACGATAAGGACGTCATTAATCTAAACGTGTTGTAAAGACCTTGAAAATTTGTTTGCTGAATAACCAGCAATACCGAGAACTATGAGCATTTAACCTCATAGTATTTCTCCTCATCTTTTTAAATGGGATGAGCACACTCTCGTATGGGATTAGACTATACCTTATGCATTCATCGTGATTGATAATCACTCCTGCCCATCAGCATCTAGTCGTTGAACCGCCTTCATATCCTATCATAACGGACTTAGAAGACTGGCGGCGGATTGCCCTATAATATCAAACCTTTTTACTATACCATGTGTCATTAGCACACGCCACCAATAAGTTTCCTTACTGGTTTAGTAGTCGATACCTTCAGGGGTTTCCCGCAATTTGGAGATGTCGCACTTTCTAAAAGAAAGCACTAGCATTGCTTTTGGCAACACTATCGTGACCATTATTCATTATAAATATTCTTTAGTCACACCGTTCCAATCGCATTGGATAGAATGGATGCAAGACCCAAACCAGTTCTTAAGTCCACAAGCATAGTCCGCAGAAGTGGCCGCCACCGCCGGTTTAAAACCAACGTTCACGGTATCGGAGGTCAATGTCATCACTAAAGGGATTTGCAAGTAGGCCTCTCTGTAAGACATCCATCTGTTGCTGTTGGACAACTGCGAGGTATCAATCACACTTTGGTTTCCACTATACTGACCGTTTTGATTGTCGAGGATAGAGAG